CAATTTTTGCTATTGCAGAGAAAATGGGGAGGTAAAATAGTGAAAAAAGACAAGGGAAGCAGGAGATCGTTTGACTTTAATCCGATAATACATATACCAATCAAGGGAGTATAGGGACGTGTTGGGTAAATGCAAGAGGCTTCCGCATGAATGAGGAGAACTTGAGGCCTAAGAAAATCTCAAGCACAGAGGAAGCGAAGAGGCTTGGGAGTATTGGTGGAAAAAACTCAGTAAAATCTCGGCGCAAAAAGAAGCTGTTGACTCAAGTATATGGGAACTACCTTGCAAAAAAGTTTGACGTAAAAACAGGTGCTGGAGGGAAGAAAGTCGACGGTGAAGAGTTTGTTCACATGATAGTTACGAAAGTTTTGACCTCTGGCGGATCGGCTGCGGTGTCAATGTTGAAAGAAATTCGAGAAGCGACTCAAGGCAGTAAGGTCGATTTCGTGAATGACGCTGGGGCTGAGGAAATGCTTGAGTATTTTGATATGTTATTCGGTGAGTACGGGACAAACGATGATTCTACCACTGAGTGAGAAATCAAAGACTGCGATAAGACTCGGGCACAAAGAGCCTATCGAGAACACAGTCTACGAGGGCTCGATACGTTCGGCCAAAACATTCACGTCATTGATTGAATGGGCAGATTATGTATTGCATTGCAAGATGGAAAAATTCTTAATGTCTGGAAATACATTAGGATCACTGAGCAGAAACTGCATCGATGATCCTGAATTTGGATTTATTGCGATATCGAAGGGCACTGCGCAGGAGAGGACAGATAGAGACGGTTCGCATTATATCCAGATGGGCAGCAAAAAGATTTATCTCATGGGTGCGAATGATGTCGGGTCTTATAAAAAGTTGCAGGGTTTGACGATAGGCGGATGGTATGCTGATGAGCTTTCGCTACACAATCCTATGTTTATTAAGACTGCACTTGGTCGATCAATATCATCTCCACTCGTTAGGAATATTGCGACGTTAAACCCTGAGGCGCCAAATCACTGGATATATACTGATCAAGACATAGGGCTTGATCGCTGGGGAAGCAATTATGTGCCAAAATATTTTAGGCTGTGGCATTTCTCGCTTAACGATAATCCTGCGATAACTGAGGAGCGAAAACGCAGGCTTGCTGAGAGCTATAGTGGGATATTCTACCAGCGATATATTCTCGGACTACGGGTAATGGCTGAGGGCAGAATCTATGGGAGCTTCGTGAACAATAAGCGCGGCGAGGAGGGAAACATCCTAGATGAGGTACCAGGAATAACTAACTTGAAAGAGAAAATATTCAAAGTTACGTTTGGATTGGATTTCGGAGGAAATAAGAGTGCGACGGCAATTGTATGTGTTGGATGGTTTATTAGGGATAACAAGCTTTGTATCGTTGTGCTCGATGAAGTGTTCGACAGCAAGAACCATTCTGTCGAATCTATGATATCACAATGGAAGAGCTTTATTTCGAGGATAAGAGAGAAGTATTTAATCGATAGAGCATTTGGAGACAGTTCTGAGCAGTTGATAATCAAAAGCCTTAATAACCTTGGGCTCCCAGTGTATGTCGAGGATGCGATGAAGCGCCCAATAATTGATAGGATACGGTTATTTGATGCGTTATTTGCTCAAAGGAGAGCGTTTATAATGCGTAGGTGTAAACACACGATAGAGGCCTTCGATACTGCAATGTGGGATCCTAAAAAAATAGACGAGCGACTTGATGATGGAACGACTAACATTGATTCGCTGGATGCAGTAGAATATGCAGTTGAGAGGGAAATGTCAGCGTTGATTGAGGATATGAGGTAGAAAATGAAAGAGAGCATATTCGATAAGATTATAAAAATACTAGCGAAACTATTCGGCATAAAAAGTATTCCTCCAGAGATAACGAGCGGCGATGCCGATATGCTAGCGTGGTGGGATATCTATCGCAATAGGCCTAACTGGCTATCTCAAGACTACGTTAGTACTGACGGAATAAAACGTAGGCGTGATAGAATGAATCTCGGTGTAGCGAAAATGATATGCTCTGAGATCGCAGGGCTAGTGCTAGCGGAGGAGCCAGAGGTCATTGCGAGCGAATTAGTTAATCGAGTGATTGACAATGAATCGCTATGGGATAACCTTCGCAGGTCGATAGAGTATCAGGCAGCACTAGGAGCGCAGGTAATCAAGGTCGGAGTGTCGAATCAAGACGGGACCCCGCGCATATGGATTGACTTTGTAAAAGCGATGAACTTTATTCCATTGAGCTGGGATAATACGCAAGTTACTGAGGGCGTGTTCCTCGACAAGAGACTAATCGCAGCGAAGCCATATATCAGAATCGAGACGCATAAGAAAGATGTTGTTAATGGTGTGCAAGGGTACTCAATCACGAACAAACTTTATAACGAGGAGACTCAGCTTGAGGCATCGCTTGATTTGCTTGATGAGAAGATTGAGCCAGTGGTATTCTTGCCAATATCGAGGCCAATATTTGCGTATATCAAAAATCCAGAAGCGAACAATATCAACCCTGAGGCGCCTACTGGGATATCGATATTTGCGAACGGGATCTCGGTATTGCATGCGCTCGATATAGCGTTTGACCAATTCTACTCTGATGTAGAGCTTGGAGGGCGTAGAGTCGCATTACCTGGCAGCGTATTCAGGAAATATACTGAGGTCGATGAGGATGGCAATGCGCGGCGTGTGTCGTTCTTTGATCCATCGGATAGACTTTTCATCAGATTGCAGGGCGATGATGCAGATGCATTTAAGCCGCAGGATTTGACGTTTGATATTAGGGCAGATCAATTCAAGGCAACAATTCAGACGATGCTTGACCTATTGTCGATGATTATCGGCTTCGATGCAGGATATTTTACTTTTGACGGAACAAGTGTTGCGACTGCAACAGAGGTTGTTTCTAGAAACTCTCACACCTATAAGACGATGGTTGCATTTAGAGAGAACCTAGACAATGGCCTAAGGTATATCTTTAGTATCATTGACGAGCTTGGAAGAATGTATTCTGTTGCAGGTGCTGGTGATGGCAATGCTTCGCTTGCGTGGGATGATTCTGTTATTGAGGATCGGAACACAAGAACGAATTACTATGTGAACCTTTATCAGAATCAATTGATCGATTTAGTAACAGCGCTTGAGAAAATTCATGGCTATGATGAAAAGACAGCGCAGGAAATGGCCGCTAGAATAAAGTCCGACAAGCCTACGATAGACACTGAGAAATTATTCGGTGCAGGTGTATGATAACAGAACTGATATACGATGTTGAAACTGAAATCATGCAGGATATTATTGCTTTGCTGAAAAGTAAGGAAGACCTCGACATTGCAGCATGGAAAGCGGACAGGCTTGCGCAGTATGGTAGGCTAACACGACAGGTCGAGAAAATAGTCGAGAGATATACCGAGGCTATACGTTCAGGAGCTAGCGAGGAGATTCAGCAAGCAGCAATCGATACGATAAAAAAGATTGAGGCAGCGGTCAAGAAGCTTAAAGCTGCTGGAGTCGATATTAGAGATGTTCTGCCTGAGGATATGGATCCTGGCTTAAAAATGATAATCGAGACATGGGCAAGTAGGGCGAGTGATCAAATCAATCTTGTAATGGCTGGACTGCTAGAGAATGCGCCGCGTGTATATATTGATACAATCAATCGTGTTACTTTGCAGGTAGTTACAGGGGCGATGTCGAAGGATGAGGCAATGGCACGGGCATGCAGCGAGTGGATAGAGAATGGAATACCAGCGATTACAGATAGAAAGGGACGTGAATGGACGGTAGAGAGCTATGCTGATATGGTGATCAGGTCGAACACTACACGTGTTGCGGCTGATGTGCAATTCCAACGCACAGAGGAGTACGGGCTTGATCTGATAGAGGTATCGAGCCATGCAGGGGCTAGGCCATTGTGTGCGCCATACCAGGGTAAAATATATTCGATGTCAGGAAAGAGCAAAAAATATCCAGCATTTTCGACAACGAGCTATGGAGAGCCTGCTGGACTATTCGGTATAAATTGCGGCCATTGGATGCGACCTTTTATCGAAGGAGTATCCGAGAAGGTTTTCGAGCCTACTAAGGATGAGGGGAAAAATGAGCGTATGTATGAGGAGTCGCAGAAACAACGTAGGCTAGAACGTGAAATAAGGGCTGCAAAACGAGAGCTTGACATGGCGAAAAAACTAGGAAATGATACACTAATTGCGAATGCCAAAAGAAAGATACAGCATAGAACAGACCTGATGGAGCAGTTTATCGATGAAACTGGGCGAAAACGCAATTATAGTAGAGAGAGAGTATTTGGAGGATAAAAATGGCAAAGAAGAAATGGCTTAGCCCTGCAGGGCGTAAAATGAAAAGCTCCATGATAAAGGAGTATGGTAAAAAAAAAGGTGCTCAGATATTTTATGCGACGAAAAATAAACGCAATATCAGCGGTATGTGTAGATAAGGAGTAAATATGGCGGAAGAAATAAAGCAGGAAGTTATGAATCAGGTAGTAGAGCCAGTCAAGCAAGAGCCTCAGGAAGAGGTTAAGACGCTGACTCAGAAAGAGTTGAACGCACTGATCGCTGCAGCCAAAAAAGATGGTGCAGAAAAGCTATGGAAAAAGGCTGGCTACGAGAGCGAGGAAGCGTTCGAGTCATTCATAAATGCTGCGAGGCAGGAGGCGGAGGCGAAGAAAACTGAATTGCAGAGGGAGAAGGA